TGATAAAGCGGTAAATAGTAACTAATTGATAAAGGAGCCCGAAATGGCAAATATTTTTAACGAAGAAAAACGCGGCGGCAAAGAAATGGCTCAAGTGTCAGCTAAGACTGACGGCATGACCAAAGGCGGCCCAGTTAATACAGGCGGCGCAGGTCCAGTTGACTTGAACAAGCGCTCTGCTGAGTACGCACAAGTTTCAGCTAAAACTGACGGAATGTGCAAGTAAGTGAGAATTGACGAGCGAGTAGCTCGATGCTTGACTCTTTTACGAGCATCTGAGTTTGACCACTTTAGAGAGTATCTCAGAGCCAAAAGGCAGGGGTCTCTTGAAAAGAAGGCTGAAACTACAGATGAAAAAATGATTTTAATGCTTCAAGGCGAGGCCGGTATGTTGGATGAGTTACTCAGCCACATCGAAGGTGCGGAAGCACTAATCGCAAAATTAAGAAAGTAACCTGCCGACCGTAAAGTCGGGGCAGACGAAATCAAGTAAAGGTTTTTTAACCCGTAGTACAACAAGTAGCAGACCGTTTAACGTGAATAGCTGACCGTAAAGTCGGAGCTTGAATCGTGAGTCGGAGCGAAAGGAGATAGAAATGGCGTTGCCAAAAGCAGTACAACAACAAATCGAAGATGCAGACCGTCTAGTGGCGGAAATAAGCGGAGACAAGACCGGAGAAGGTGAAAACCCCAACCCGGAGACTGGCGAAGATAATCAACCACAGGAGCCTGCAACTAATGTTGTAGAACCTGCGCCAGCACCCGTTTCGAGAGAGCCGGTAAACAGTATTCCTGAAGAGAAGTGGGAAAATAAATATCACACTCTAAAGGGCATGTACGATGCGGAAGTTCCGCGTTTGCATTCGCAAGTTAAAGAGTTGAATCAACAGGTTCAGCAGCTAATTGCAGATGCGGCGTCAGCTAAAGCTCAAGTACCCCAGGAAGTAAACGTACCGTCTTTAATCACTGAACAAGACAAAGAAGCATTTGGTCCTGATTTAATCGACCTTATTGAACGTGCAACAGAAGCGAAGGTTTCAACTTTCCGCCAACGTGAATCTCAATTAATGGAAGAACTTAATCAGCTCAAAGGTAGAGTTGGTGATGTAACTGAAAGGCAAGTGGTTTCTGACAAAGATAGATTCTTTGCTGGTTTATCACAGAAGGTCCCAGATTGGGAGCAACTAAACGAAGATTCAGGTTTCTTAAACTGGCTCGAAGAAGTTGACCCTGTATATGGAATCCCTAAGAAGGTTGCATTAACAAACGCATATGAAGTTTTAGATGTTGGTCGTGTATCGACAATCTTTAATGCTTATAAAAGTATGCTAGAACCAGCTAAACCTCAAAAGCAAAAGAACCAAGAGCTACAGCGTCAAGTTGCACCGACCCGTTCAAGGGCATCAAGTCCAGACCCAGCGGACTCAAACAACCAGCGAATTTTCACGCAAGCGGAGATTGGCCAGTTCTATGAGGAAGTTAGACGAGGACATGTATCTCCAGAAGACGCGGTTCGTATTGAAAATGAAATTCACGCTGCAGCAGCCGAGGGGCGTATCCGATAAAAAAGGAAAAATCCCGGAGTTCTGTAGCAAATATGTAACAGCCTATTTATCTTTAGAAAGGAAACAACATGGCTACTATTACTCCGGGTGCAGTGTACCCAATTAACGCAGGTGGCTTTAATGCACCTAACGGCGCAACATCTTACTCAGGTACAGCTTATTCTGGTACTTTTATCCCGACTCTTTGGTCTGGTAAATTGGCTCAGAAATTCTATGCCGCTACAGTATTCGGTGAAATTGCTAACACAGATTGGCAAGGCGACATCACTGGTATGGGCGACACAGTAATTATTAACACCATTCCAACAATCACAATCAATAACTACTCTATCGGTCAAAACTTGGCTTATGAGATTCCTGCTCCAAGCACAATCTCTTTGACAATCAACAAGGGTAAGTATTTCGGCGTGAACGTTAACAACGTGTTGGAATTGCAAGCTAAGCCTAAGCTAATGGACGTTTTCACAAACGACGCAGCTCAGCAAATGAAGATTGCTATCGACTCAGACGTATTGGCCGGTACATTTAATCAAGGCGCAGCTACAAACCAAGGCGCGACAGCTGGTAAGATTTCTGGCTCATTCAACTTGGGTACAGATGCAGCAGCCGTTACATTGACAGCTTCTAACATTCTTCAGAACATCACTGCATTGTCTTCAGTATTGGACGAAGCAAACGTTCCTGAAACAGACCGTTGGTTAGTTATTGGCCCAACAGAGCGTCAAATCCTTATGCAATCTAACTTGGCTCAAGCTCAGTTCATGGGCGACGGTTCAAGCATCTTGCGTAACGGTAAGATTGGTATGATTGACCGCTTCACAGTTTATGTGTCTAACTTGTTGCCACGTGCAGCAGCAGCACAAAACTGGGATGGCACATCAACTGGTGCTTCAACTTATGTTAAGCGTCACGCTGTTATGGCAGGTCACAAATCTGGTATCAGCTTTGCATCACAAATTGCTAAGGTTGAGAGCTTACAGAACCCTAACGATTTCGGCACATTAATCCGTGGCTTGAACGTTTATGGTTACAAAGTTACTCAAGCTGACGCAGTTGCATTGTTGGTAGCAGCAGGCTAATTTAGCGTTGTATAGGGAAGGGGGTAATTCCCCTTCCTTACTAATTTTTAAGGAAAATGCCATGGCTGTTATTGATGATTTAGTCGCACAAGGACTCTCCCTGACTCAGGCTCAGGCTGTTATTAATTTAAACGTAGGCGCAGCGACAGTTAATACTCTTGTAGCACAAGGGTTTTCAGTTGTTCAAGCGACTGCAGTAGTAAACGTAAACGCGGGCTCTATGACCGTTGTTGATTTAGTTAGAGCCGGTTTTTCACTGACTCAAGCTCAAAATATTGTTATTGCTTTGGCTGTTAACAATGCTCCAGTAGCTAACGCTGGTCCAGACCAGACTCGTGCGGTTGGTGCTACTGTTACATTGACTGGCGCAGGTAGTTCAGACGTAAACGGTAATCCGTTGACATACGCATGGACTTTAACTACTAAACCAGTAGGTAGTGCAGCTGCTCTAACAGGCGCAACTACTGTAGGTCCAACATTTGTTGCTGACTTAGCCGGTACTTACGTGGCTAGCTTAGTAGTAAATGACGGAATCGTAAACAGTGCTCCTGACACAGTATCTGTAGTAGTTTCGTAAAAACTTATAGGGGCCCCGGCCCCTTTCTAATATAATAGAGCCATGGGTACAATTACAGCACAGTCAATCATAAATAAAGCTTCAACTTTGTTACTTGATACAAGTAACGTTCGTTGGACTAGAGCCGAGCTATTAGGCTGGCTTAACGATGGACAACGCCAGATTGTCACCATGACTCCAAGCGCTACTAACAAAGTATCAGTTATGAAGTTAGTTGCAGGTACTCGACAGAATATTCCGTCAGACGGCTGGACTTTGTTGAACGTAATCAGATACATGGGTACAGATGGTACCCGACCAGGCCGTGCGGTACGTGTTACTTCACAGCAACTTTTGGATTCATATAATCCTAACTGGCATTCTTCGACACCTTCAGTAGTTCCTCAGAGCTATGTGTTTGACCAACAAGACATGACAGCGTTTTATGTATATCCACCTAATACAGGCAATGGTTATGTACAGCTTAACTATTCACCAGAACCAGCGGATTTGACTTTAGAGTCACAGCCGATTGTAGTTCGTGATATTTTCCAAACAGCTTTGTTGGATTACATCCTTTACCGTGCATGTAGTAAAGACGCCGAGTACGCTCCAGGACTACAGCTTGCAGCCGGCTATTTACAGACATTTAATTTGGCGATGGGTGTTAAGCAAGACGCTGAGATTAAGAACAGCCCTAACCAGAGCTTACAACCACGCAATCCTATGATGCCGGGAACTGAATCATGACAGCTTTATATGGAGTAACAGTTTCTTACGACGAATTTCTGCCAGAAGTTATGCAGTTTTGTCCTGACGTTCCTGAACTTGTGGCTACTAATGCTATCCGTAATACTTGTATTGATTTTTGTACAAGAACTTACTATTGGCAGATTAGCCCGCCAGCTATTGACGTGGTTAATGGGCAGGCTAGTTATGTAATTCAGACACCGCCAGATACAAAGTTGGTAGGTATTATGTCGGCTTATTTTAATACT